AGCCCAGTAGGAAACTACTGGGCTATTTATGCTATGGACTACGAATACTTTAAAACAAAATTAGGTGCTAAATTCAACATAGTAGAAGGTGAATTAGTAGAAACAGAAGAGGGTATGTTCACAGTAGGTGAAACATACGGTAATTACGTTATATATTTAAATAAACAAGCCAAGACATATAACTTAATTGCTCCACTAAAGTCTTACATAGGAAGACCTTATGTGCTAAGAAAACTGGATTGTATAACATTAATGTTCGAGTGGTTAGGTGATGAAAACAATACCGACCTTAGTGGTATTTATACCAAGACCAGTCGTAAAGACTTTTTTAAGTACTACAATGAAGGAATGAGCCTGTGGTATGAAGATCATGGATTTTTAAAGGTTGATGCGCCAAAGCGCGGAGATTGCGTAGTGTATGAGTATAAACCCAAGGCTGTTAGCCACGTAGGGATTTATTTAGGCGAGGGTAAGTTTTTACACCACCTACCATATAAGCTATCTTGTATAGACGAAATAGACTATTCTAAAATAATTGGAGTATATAGGTATGCCAACAAAAACGCTTAAAATAAAAGATACCGGTACTATGGCTATTGTTGAGTATGGTGCTGCAGAGTCCGTTGTAACTAATCCATATAATAATTTAAATCAAGTATTTTTTCATTCCGACTTACCATACCTACAAATTAAAGCTAGAATTAATGCGGGTACAGTATCTTTTCCGGCAGTGGCCCAGGGTATTATTACTTGGTCCGACGGAAGTAAAGGTTGTAGTCTTAAAATCATATGTACTAAACTGTATGAGTTAGGGCTAATGTCAGAAGAACTATACGAAGCAGACCAAGAATTTGGCGAAAGACTACGAGAAACAAACCCTGATATTTATAATGGATATATTGCCTGGGCACAAATCGCTGTAGACTGGATGAATGGCGAAGGCCCAAAAATGATGCCTTGGATGACAGAAGAACAGTTCAGTGCTGCCGCTAAGAAGTGGTCCATTAGCTGGACTTATGATATAGTTATGCCATGGGCAGAAGAAATGGCATACCAAATAGGTGCCAAATCAACCGGAAGCAAAACAGGCAAAGCAATCATGTTAGTCGGAAACCCTATTTGTAAAGTAATAGGTATTTGGCAGAGATGGTTTGGGCCAAGTAAGAAGCCTGCAGGTATAATTAAAGGTGCACTTTTAATACTTGTAATTGCATTATTTAAATTACTTGCTACTGTAGGGAACAGTATAGAGAGACGTAAATGAGTAACTGCTATATTTCAACAGCCGTATTTACCGCATTAGGTTATGACGATGATAATGTAATGTTAATAACTTTAAGAAACTTTAGAGATACCTATATGAGCTCTACCCCAGAGCTCAAAGCAATGGTTAAGGAATACTACATTACTGCCCCCCTAATAGTGTCAGCAGTTCAATACCGCACAGATAGTCGAGAACTGTTTTTAGACATTTATAATGACTATTTAGTAAAAGCGGTAAAAGCAATAGAGCTAGGAAAGAATGACATAGCTTTAAAAATATATAAAAGAATGTATTTAAGATTAAAAAGCTTAGCGGGAGTATAAATATGGGAAGTCTTGCAGTACCTGCTAGTAGAGTTGATAGCGTATATGTAGGTAGTACCACAGTATCTAATCCACTACTAATGCTTAGTATAAATGGCGTAGTATATCCAAACGGGTATAGGATTGAATATTCCACCGGATATAGAAACTTTTTTGCTTCATATACTTCTAGTAATGGTTATATTTATGTAGAGTGTCAGTCCGTAGCATATGCCGCGGATTTACCTGCTATAAGTTTATCAGGAGTGGAGGTGTTAGTTGTCGGTTGAAAGAGTAAAAATAACCCGTTCAGGAATCGTATTAAAAGATGCCAGCGGTAATGAAAAGTTCAATACAAGTAACTACTACCTAAAAACAGATCCCGGCGGGACACTTAAGGCTGGTGGGTATTTAAAAACCCCTATGGTATACGGACAAGGTGGCACAGTATCAAATCACGACAATGGCTGGTATACAAGTTCTATTATTGATTGGGTTGTAGACGGAAATACAGGGCCTTCTGCTATGAATATTTATGTGCCTAAGTATGACCAATTAAAAATAGAAAGAACCCCAATGACAGCAGGGGGAGATCAGTTTCCCGCACCCGCACAAGCTTTTCAGTTTAACGGGGTTAACTGTGGAACTTTTAGATATGTAGGTATAGTAGGCAGTATAAATCCTCCAGACGGAGAAGGATCGTATACTACGGATCCGTATATTGATATAGTAATAGACTCCATCCAAGCAAGCGCACAAACTGGCCCTAGCGGATACTTTACTTTTCCAGCACCTAGTGCGAATATACTTACATGGAGCAGGTTGGCTTATGGTTCAAAAGCAGGATATTATACTATCCCGTTTTGGCAGTATTATAGGACTTATAATAAATCCGGTTGGGTTATTTATAAGAATCCTAGATTTCGCCCATTTGCTATTATGACTACGGCTAATCCAGTAAATTTATCAATAGCGGTGACACCATGACACTAAATGTAACTGCAACAAAAATAGAAGTAAAAAACGCTAGTGGAGGCATAAAGTTTACTAGTGATAATAAATTAATATATCAGAGAAAATACCAAACAGGAACACTAGGTCTTAATGGTAATACATCATACGTTACCTTTGACTCCCTGGGTCCTAAAGATTTTTTAGTACTTTCTATTAAGATAAACAGCGCTAGCGGGGAAGCTGGGATTATAAGTCCCCTAATTGGTAAAGATATTCCTGCTAATGGTTCTACTATTATTGATTTTTATGGTAGGAATGTGAACAATCAAGCAGGAGTAGATAGTGAGATGTTGTGTGTAGACTTGATAAGTAATGTGCTGTGGTTTAAGACAGTTAGGTTTAATAATCTTGGTATAATGAGTTCTGGCACTACAACACTTAATGTAACTTACACGGCTAGAATATTAAGTTATTTATAAGGAATATATGGATTTATCGAATAAAATTATAACCGTCTCTTATATGAGTGTAAATGGTTACCCCGAAGAAACAAATGCAAAAGTAGTAATTACTCAAGAAGTGGCACCAGGAGTGTATAAGACCATAGATACCTATGATTTTAAATTTGAGCAAATATACCAAAATCCTGAAGATCCAGCACTACTTGCTGCAATTAACGAAAAGCTACTGACTTTACCTTAATATGACAAAAACTGTATGGGAAAATATTCCAGAGCTACAAACTGTTGCTGTATTAATTAAACCGTACTTTAGTCAGCACTATAAAGCAATATCAGAGTACTTCGACCCTCAACTGGACAATATACTAGATATTGGGCACAACACTGAGCTTGAAGAATACTTGGTTACTAACGTAACTTCCATGTCAGAAAATTCTGACTTGATTAACTTAGATTTATCAGAGTATAATACGTTATACTTTTCAGAAAGTGTGGGCTATTTAACCGCTGAAGTACTAGAGCACTTAATAAGTGCTCCTTCTATTAAAAAGATACTTTTCAAAGACTTTTTAAGCGATATTGCTAGTGGAAGCCCTTATCTCAGTTACGACTTTTCAACTCTAAAACAAACTGTATTGCCTTTACTAGATACATATAATTACACATACACTACTGAAATGCCAAAGGGCTATACAGAAGCTTGGAAAAATATATTACGTAAAAACGTAGGTACAACAACAATAGTTGAAAATCAAAATATAGACACTATAGTTGTATTAGCAACAAGATAACAGCGGGGAGGGTGGTCACCACGCCGGTCTCATAAGCCAGGCGCATCGGCAGTTCGAATCTGTCCCCCGCATCCAAAACCAGTGCAGCCGTGATGATTAAGATCACGCAATACTTGGCCCTCTAGCAACCTTGGTTGAGCTAGTAAAAACGGTACTTGGCCTGCCACCATATTTAAGTGGAAATATAGCACAGCGGTAGTGCACATCCTTCATACGGATCAGGTCAGTAGTTCGAATCTACTTATTTCCACCATTAAAAAAATTGGCTTGATATGTTTTGTCAAACCTTGTATAATTGATGTTTTCGGTAAGAGAACAATATTCCAACGAATAAAGTTCTAAAATTTTAATATTGATTCTTTTACCGATTTCATATATAATTTATACTTAAATTAAATAATCTAAACTGTAGCGACAGAAGTGCAGTTACTTCATAACTTAAAGTACTATGATGTAACGACTCAACCACCGAATTGGTCGCGGTAGTGAAGCCTAAGAGCTTGTTCTCGTTCACTTTAATCTAGGCAGTGGGTAAGCACTTTAAAACAAAGCGTGAGTTAGGTAAAGGTATCACGTTAAACAAAAACTCCAGAACTGATTTCGCACATTCTCAGTTTTAGATTATTTAATTTAGGTATAGTGAAAGAAACAGTTACTTCATTTTACTGTTAATAAAAACGATCGGGGTTCGATTCCCTGAATGGCGCTGGTGCATGGCCAAATTTCTGTTTCGCCTAGTTCTTATCTATTAAAAGGAAAATCCAATGTCTTCGATCAATCGCGCTGTGCGTGTACCTGCTTTTAATTCTGTGGGTGCGCAAGTACCTCAAATTAGTGCAGAACGCCAGTTAAAGCGTATTACCCTAGCAGCAATGCTGTGGGAAAAGCAGTTTTACCTTGATGGTAAATCTCACGCTGATTTGGTTCGTGACTTGGTAGCTAAAGTAGCACCTGCAAAGGTCGAAACTCTAGCTTTGGAGGCTCGTACAAAGTTTAAACTTCGTCACGTACCTCTACTGCTTGCCCGCGAGTTAGCTCGTCACGGAAAACTGCAAGCAAACGCTTTGACCACGGTCATTCAGCGTCCTGACGAAATGTCAGAATTCTTGTCATTATATTGGCAAGACGGCAAAACTGCTGTGTCCAACCAAGTCAAAAAAGGCTTGGCGGCTTGTTTTAACAAGTTTAACGAGTATCAGCTTGCCAAATGGAATAAAAATTCCGCAGCTATTAAACTGCGCGATGTTATGTTCCTTAGCCACCCTAAGCCGCAATCAGCTGAACAAGCTGAACTCTTTAAACGAGTAGCGGCTGACACACTTGTTACTCCCGACACATGGGAAACACAGCTTAGTGCTGGTGCTGACAAGTGCGAAACTTTTACTCGTCTAATGACAGAGAAAAAGTTGGGTGCGTTAGCTTTCCTTCGCAACTTACGCAATATGCGTGACAGTGGTGTGAACACTGGTCTTATCCGTAGCTACGCCGCTACTGTAGACGTTAGCAAAGTTCTGCCTTTCCGATACGTAGCAGCAGCTCGTATCGTGCCAGAATTCGAGGATATGCTAGAGTCAATGATGTTCCGTAGCTTGGCAACACATGACAAAATTCCTGGAAAGACAGTATTGGTAATCGACGTTAGTGGCTCTATGTTTGGTGCTCCAATATCCTCAAAATCAGATCTAGATCGCTTCGATGCGGCAGCAGCACTTGCTATGTTGTGCCGAGAAGTTTGTGAGGAAGTCGAGATTTATAGCTTTAGTGGTAATGCAGTGCGTGTAGCACCTCGTCGCGGATTCGCCCTTCGTGAAGCAATTTCCCGTTCACAGAATCATGGTAGTACATACCTAGGTCAAGCCATGAAAACAATCAACGCTAACGGAAGTTATGATCGTTGTATTGTGTTCACTGATGAACAAAGCTACGATCGTCCAGCCGCTCCGCTTGGTAAAGGTTACGTTGTAAACGTAGCAAGTTACGAGCACGGAGTAAATCACAATGCTTGGACTGAGGTCAATGGATTCTCAGAAGCTGTAGTAGACTACATCCAAGCATTGGAACGGGAAGCCGTTTAAAGAACTAATCCACGCCAGGGATCGTAGTCAGCCGATCAAAGCGAGAGAGTGGTGCTCTAAGTAAAGGCTTAGATTTGTATATGGTGATAGAAACAGTTACTTCTTCTTTTGGTGAAAACAACGTACTGTTTCGATTTGTTCCTATACAAATCTAAGCCTTTAGCGCTTTTAATAGTTACTTCCTCCACTCACCGCTACACGCGGTACTTGGTTAGGTGGGAGCCTAACCGACTATTAATACTTATTCTAAGGTTATAACTTAAGGGGCTCAAAATGAGTGTAGAAGAATATTGGAAATGGATTCGCGATAATGTCCAGTGATGGTGGAAAAGGCAGTGGTCGCAGACCACAAGCTGTACCCGATGATGTAGTTGCAAACAATTGGGCTAACATATTTGCTAAAAATCCTGATAATACGGGTGTTAGTAAAAACGAATACTACGACTTACTTACAACTGAAGACACATTAACAGAGTATGAAGATAAAATTACTCGCAATAATGCTGAAACTCAAGAAGTAAAACAATAAAATGTCTCGCTGGTGTAATGGCAGCATAACGGTCTCCAAAACCGTTGGTTGGGGTTCGAGTCCCTAGCGGGATGCCAAAATTTAGATTTGATTTATAATTTATTTTGCGATATAATTATTCTTTAAACAAATGGATTAGTTGATGCTATGGCGTGTGCATCGGCGGACTGTAAATCCGTCCCCTCTGGGAAAACACTGTTGGTTCGAATCCAACCTAATCCACCATATAAAAACATTCTGAGTAACTACAATGGATATTAGTATCCTTGCAAATGTCGACCACTGCAAGAGCTACCATGAAGCAGGGTTACCTTAGATTTCAAGCACTAACAGAATGTTTCTATATGGTTATGCGAGGGTGGTGGAATGGTATACACAGCAGACTTAAAATCTGCCGCCGAAAGGCTTACGGGTTCGAGTCCCGTCTCTCGTACCAGTATTTAAATCTAGCGAATTCATTGGCTATAGTGTGTAGGTTGCGTCTTCCTCCTTTCTCCGCAACTGAAGCTACCTGGGTATGGCGACCAGGCGCTAGATTTAAATACTGGGTATAAAGTGTTCATGGACGCACACGGCACTGTCACTGCCGAAGAGTGGGGATCGTTACCCCCTATACCCGCCAACAGGATAATAATATAATGTGGACACTTTGGGCAAGAGCATTAGGTGAAAAAGGGCATCACGATAAACGAGAAGCCGATAAAATCGCAATTATAAGAACAATCATACTCCTTAGTTATGTAGTAACTAACGGATTTATCATAGCTGGCGTTATTCGCCACTGGTAAGAAATATTCCACAGTAGCACAGCGGTAGTGCAGTTGACTGTTAATCAATTGGTCGTAGGTTCGATCCCTGCCTGTGGAGCCAACTTTGTTGGGGATTAGTTAAATGGTATAACCACGGATTTTGATTCCGTTGTCAGAAGTTCGATTCTTCTATCCCCTGCCATGTCGGGTCTATAGCACAACTGGATAATGCACCGGCTTACGAAGCCGTGAAGTGAGAGTTCGAATCTTTCTAGACCCACCAACAAACTAAAAATCATGCGTAAATTTAACCTTGAAGAAGTAAAAGACTATATTCGTCAGAGCTCGCCAGAAACTAAAATCTATTTAGGTGCTGATAGCGAACGAGTACAGGCGCATGGAAAGTGGTACGCAGACTACACCCTAGCTATTGTAGTACATATTGATGGCAAACACGGATGTAAAATTTTTGGTGACGTACAGCGCGAACGCGACTGGGACCAAAAAGCAAATAAACCATCAATGCGCTTAATGCAAGAAGTATATAAAGTATCAGACCTATTCCACGAATTAGCCGATGTACTAGAAGATCGGCACGTTGAGGTTCACTTAGATATTAACCCTAACGAACGCTATAAGTCTAGCGCAGTGGTACAACAAGCAGTTGGATATATCAAAGGTACTTGCAACATTGATGCACAAGTAAAACCAAAAGCATTTGCAGCTAGTTATGCTGCTGATCGTTTAAAATTTGTATTGGCAAACTAATATGACAGACCGATTTGATTTAGAACAAGAAATCATGGAGTGCTGGAATGTTACAAAAGACGTTAAACTATTGCGAGAAACTATTAGCAATAATGTAGTAACACAGGACTTCCAAGAAAATTTCTTGCTTGGCCTAGAAACTATTTATGAAGCTAAATTCGAGAAATTGTGGAATACGTTTGAAAATTGCATTAAAAGCAAACAAATTTAATGTGCGTGTGACCCGAATGGTGAGGGCACGGATTGCAAATCCGTACTATGCAGGTTCGAGCCCTGTCACGCACTCCAAGCCCTATTAGTATAATGGCATTACACCTGTTTTGTAATCAGGTTACGGCAGTTCGATTCTGTCATAGGGCACCATATTTTAGCATACTCATCGTGGACTCTGTGAGACTTAGATAGTATATAAGGCGGTTCCTGCAAGCCTTGAACTGATAATGCTAAGCATAGTGTGCTAAAATATGGAGAAACTATGGAAATAACAAGATTAGACGATTTTATTCCTGAACCATCAGACTATAAAGACACAGACCCAGACATTAAATTTGCTACTATTAGCAATGTTTGGATTAAGATGATGACCTTTAAAAGAACTGGTGACTATATGATGGGACATAAGCACTTATTTGATCACCCAACGCTAGTAGCGCAAGGCTCTGTCGAGGTAAATGTTGAGGGTGAGTTAACTCAATTTACAGCACCTGCTATTATTTACATTGCAAAAGAAAAAGTACATAAAATTACAGCAACAGAACCTAACACTGTTGCCTGCTGTATTCATGCACTACGTGGTGAAGAGGCGTTTGACGATATAATTTCAGAAGAAATGATACCAAAAGGTGTAAATCCTAGAACAGTTATTGAAGACTATAAGTTAACCCCTATGATTAGAGCTCCTCAATATATATCGAGAGAGTAAAATTTTATACACAATAAGCTTGTGTTCGCTTAATTAAATTGTTGTAATTCCTTCAAAGCAAAGGAGTTCTGGACGCGGGTTCGACTCCCGCCAGGTCCACCATTAAGTATATTTAGATGCTAGTTCGATTCTAGCCCTAATGAAGTAGCATAATTTGGCAATGCGAAGTGTACTTAATAATGGGCCTGCCATGGTTTCGACAGGGCTAGATAGTAGAGACGGCAACACGGTAGGCGATGACCGTTAATCAAGCAAATCAAAATAAATGCAAACGACGAAAGTTTCCGCATTGCAGCTTAATTAAGCTCTAGGGTTTTGTCAGGTTTTCCTCGTAACAGAATAAACCTGACCCTAAATTTTAGCACATTATAGAGTTACCTGCTACACTACTAAAGGACCGCAACCTGTAGTAACATACAACGTGTAGTTAGTGTGCTAAAATTTATTGAAGGAACTTATGGCATCTAATAAACTCGACCTAGACTTGGCCATTAATGGCAGCAATCGTTTTACTAAAAATATTGCGCAACAGCACGAATTCTACCTAAGTGGTGTAATTACGGACGCTAGTGAATATGTAGAATGGTTTGATATTATTCGTAATGCACAGGCTAACGATACTATTAAAATCTACATTAACTCTCCTGGCGGTGACTTGTACACTACCCTACAATTCTTGCGAGTTATGGGCGAAACCAATGCCACAGTTACAACATCAGTTGAAGGCGCTTGTATGAGTGCAGCAACAATGATTTTCTTGCACGGCCACCAACAAGAAGTTACTCCACACAGTTTATTTATGTTTCACAACTACTCTGCTGGTGTATTTGGCAAAGGCGGAGAAATGTATGACCAGCTTCAGTTTGAGCGTAAGTGGTCAGAAAACTTTATGCGAGAAGTATACGCAGAGTTTTTAACTGAAGAAGAAATTCAGTCCATGATGCACAACAAAGACATTTGGATGGACTCAGAAGAAGTTGTAAGCCGACTAAGTGCTGTAGCTGAAAAGCACGCTCAATTAGAAGCACAAGCCGAAGTCGCACAAGAATAAAAACGTGGAAAGTAATGCAGCGGGGTTGGTCCTGCGACCAGCCTTGAAAACTGGGTTCTCCTAACGGGGATGGGGTTCGACTCCTCTGCTTTCCGCCACTAATATTATGATACAGTTTAATAAAATCAAAAAGCCAGCACTAGGAATAACAGACCTTATTCCAGTAGGCAAATTTAAAGATTGTAGAGTCTGTGATATTATAAATGAAGACTACGAGTACCTAATTTGGATGAATCGTAATAACTTATTGTACTTTACAAAACCAGTTATTGCTAAGCTACATCAATTAGCAGCGTTTGCTTCAGACGAGGAATTTTTTGAAAACGAAGTAGCACCTTATATAGAGTCAGACTACAACGAACAAGAAGTATTCCCAGACGTACCATTTTAAGCGGGATTAGTTTAATGGTCAAACGAAACCTTGCCAAGGTTTAGTCAGGAGTTCGATTCTCCTATCCCGCTCCAATATATGTATAAAGTAAATAACCAATTAGAATTTGACTCTCTTGACGAAGCTATGGCGTTTGCAAAAACCTTAGATCGTTTCGTTGTAATTGAGGGGCCAGACTTTGAAGTATGCGGTAAATTTGGTGTAGACAGCATTAAAGATGGTGTTTGCCCTGATGGTATACCCTATGACTGGAATAAAGCATCACGAATTGGTGCTGAAAAAAGAAAAAGATAAACACAATGCGGGGTTAGTTTAGTGGCAAAACGCTATCCTTCCAAGTTAGAGTTGCGAGTTCGATTCTCGCACCCCGCTCCAAAGGAACAAAATGAGTATTAATCAAGCAGCAGTATTTCTAGCAGGAAGTCTATTAACAATGGTAGGCTTCATTGTAGTAATTATGGGAATGGTAATTATCAATAATATTATCCATAAATACTGGAAGCCGCTAGGATGGTTTACACCTTGGGCTAGTGTTTTTACTGCTCACACAGAACCAAAACGTTTTGTAGATACTGACGAAGTAAAAGTCGTACAACCTAAAGCAAAATAACAAGATGCGTCCTTAGCTCAGTGGTAGAGCGTCTCCTTTACACGGAGAGGGTCGGCAGTTCGAAACTGTCAGGACGTACCAGAATTTAAACTTGAAATCAATCCCCGAATCTAGTATAATATATACTTATTCGGGGATTTCTACTTATGGCAAACATATTTTTCGCATCAGACCACCACTTTGGTCACGCTAACATTCTCACGTTTAAACGTGACGATGGAACATCTCTGCGCGAATTCACAGATGTAGACCATATGAATGAGCATATTATTAAGTGCCACAACAGCGTAGTAAGACCTAATGATAAAGTATATTTTCTAGGGGACGTAGTAATGAGTCGTAAGAACTCAGCACTAAAAATTCTAGAACGTCTAAACGGAGAGAAAATCCTTGTTAAGGGCAACCACGATCAATGTGATGCAAAAGCCTACCTAGAGTATTTTAAAGATATTCGGGGCTCACATCAGTTTGAAGGTTTGATTATGACGCATATCCCAATTCATAGCGAGTCACTTGCTCGTTGGGGTTTAAATGTACACGGTCACCTACACCATAACGTGGTTAAAATGCCCCTATCACAGATTCCAGACAAGCGTTATTTTAACGTAAGTATGGAGCGTATTAATTTTACCCCAATTTCACTAGAAGAAGTTAAAAAACAATGTCGTTAACATTAAAAAACTTAGAAGGTGCATTAGCAGGCGAATCTATGGCGTTTACAAAGTATATGTACTTTGCTAAAATTGCCAGAGAAGACGGCTTTGATGATGTTGCCGACCACTTTGAGCATACAGCTCAACAAGAGCTAAAACACGCCTGGGGTCACTTAGAATTACTAATCGGCCGACCAAGTACTAAAGTTTGCTTAGAAAAAGCCATTGAAGGCGAAACCTACGAGTACACAGAAATGTATCCTCGCATGGAAGAACAAGCAGAACTTGAACGTAACGATGAAGCCTTACTAGAAGCCCGTTTACAAGCGGCTGAATCTAAAGAACACGCAGACGGGTTTACCGCAGTTTTGGCAAAAGCTGAAAAGCGTTTTTCAGCACTAAAACGAGTAGAACAACGCCATGCCGAAGCATATCAATTAGTTTGGGAGTCCCTATAATGGAATACGTTTGTGTAGTATGCGGTCACGTACATGATGAAGAAACCGAAGGACTTTGGAACGAACTTCCAGACAACTTTGAATGTCCTGAGTGTGGCGTAGGCAAAGAAGACTACGAGCTTCTGTAAAAAATATGCGCTAATAGCTTAATGGTAAAGCAGCCGACTCATAATCGGTCGAGTCTAGGTTCAATTCCTAGTTAGCGCACCACTTATCCCAGCTTAGGCTGGGATTTTTGTTTCAAAAATATTTTCTTGAAACCCATAGCTATTTTTGCTATAATATATATTCTCAAAACAACTTTTACAAAGAAAACAACATGAAAATTTATTTCTCCCAAGTCCCTCATGAAGATATTGATACTTTTGGTGATGAAGGCTTGTTAGGTCCAAATAAAGCAGGTGACTTCTTTTATAATCAAGTAGAGTTCGGTACAAACCCTGGCGGTATGGACGAAGTAGCAATCTCTGACGGCTGTGGTCGTTATTTGCCAGTTTGCGTAGATACTATTCCAGAGCTTATCGAAGCACTGACAGTTTTTTATAACACAAAAACACAACTAGACTTACGCAATACTGTTCTAGCTGTTGTACAAAGCGATGCAGAAGGCTATGTTCATGATGACCACATCCACTTCGACAGAGAATCCGTTCAGGAAGCTATTGACGCTGCTTCATACTGAAGAATGGCAGCTTGTAACTCTTGACTTTCTAAACATTGTGCATGATTTAGTAAACAAAGACGAAAAGCGAATTACTACATACGGTGAAGCGTTTGAAGTCTTACAATACTTAGAAAAAGCAAGGGTTGTAGAGTTAGAGCCTGCTGAAGAGCATGGCGTATTTAAAATAAGAAAAAGGTTCTAAAGTGGCAACAAAAAACAAAACACCAGCTAGTACGGCAGCTAAAGGCCCAGGTACTGCTGAAACCAATCGCAAACGCAAATTACTAAAGCTACTCAAACTACAGCCTAATAATGAGCAAATTAAAGATGCTCTGGCTAATATCAAGTATCGCCGTAAAACTCCTAAAGGCCAAGAGTGGTCTAAAACAGACATTACTATTGCTAAACTATTTAAGGAATTTAATGGTCGTGCAGACTGGGACTTGTTTAGTAGCAATCCTAAAGTACAGGCAGCAGCTATTTCAAAGCACAGCGCAAAAGACTTTCATAACTTACCACAAGGTAAGGTTAGCTTTACTCTAGGTGCTCGCGCACATAATGGAGCTGGTAGCTTAGTATGGGCTTAACAGAATACTATTTGCTATTTGCATTTAGTACTTCTATTACTGTATGCTACCTATGGTTTTGGCCTTTGCTACAAAAAGCTAAGGAGCAAAATATTAAAAATAGTTTCACAGGCTATCCTATGCTAAGTATGGTAATCTACATACTTCTCAGTGCTTTTATTGCTCCGTTACTAATTATGCCTATCTTGTCTGCAGAAATGGGCGAAAAATTTGAACGCGGTTTATCAAAAGAAATACTAAAAGCAGATTAAAAAATACTCATTTGAATCACTCAATCAAATAGTTTATAATATATACTTAATCAATTAGAAAAGGCATAACATGAAACTTTTGGAATTTAACTACACTAAAGCTGACGGCTCTGTTTCTGAACGAGCAGTTATTGAGTTGGTAACCCCTACTCAATTCATCGAAGGCATTGATGTTACACAAATGCCAGAAGACGAGTTTGCTTTGTTTGCTAATGAAATGCGTGAATTGAAAAACGCACAACACGAAGCAACTATGGCTCTATTGGCTAAGCATGACTTGAAACATAATTATCGCCGTTTCAGTCCAGACAAAATGTCTGACCTCAACACAGAATACGTTTAAACAAAGGAAAAAATATGGCAACGACTTGGACAGATGAACTTAAAACTAAAGTTATCGAAATGTATGAAGGTGCAGGCCCAACTCCTGAATCTTCAACTGAAATTATCAAAGATATTGCAGAAGAAATCGAAATGTCGCCTAACGGCGTTCGCATGGTGCTAGTACAAGCTGGTGTTTATGTTAAGAAAGAGGCTGGCGCTTCTACTAGCAAAACTACTAAGCCTGCTGGTGAAGGTTCAAAGCGCGTTAGCAAAGAGTCTAGCATCGCTGACCTTAAAGCTGCAATCGAAGCCAAAGGTGCTGAGATTGACGAAGACATTTTGAGCAAATTGACTGGCAAAGCCGCAGTTTATTTCTTGAGCGTACTGAAAGCGTAAACTAGGCGGCCAAGTGCCGCCTTTTCTTTTTTATAGGATTATTATGGCAACCAAAAAACGAAGTGATCTAGAGCAAGAATTAATGACCGATGCTAACATTAGCAGAGTCATTCGTTTGCTTGAGCCTGAAGAAGGTGTAAAGCCTATTACAAAGAAAGATGCTTGCCAAATCCTAGGTATGGCATATAATACAACTCGTCTTGGTACAATTATCGACGATTTTAAAAAGAAACAAGAACGCTCTGCTAAACGTAGAGCAGAGCTTCGTGGTAAGCCTGTTACTAACGACGAATTAGTGTACATTATTGGTGAGTATATCAATGGCGAGACTGTAGACGCTATTTCAAAAGCCACTTACCGTAGCCCGACATTTATCAAGAATGTTCTTGAACAAAATGCTGTACCAATTCGTGTAGCTGGGCATACTTACTTTGACCCTCAATTGATTCCAGATGGAGCAGTTCGTGATAGATTCCAGATTGGTGAAGTCGTGTACTCTGCGCGATACGATTCCACAGCCCGCATTGATGCAGAACAGAAAACTGATAAACACGGGTACATTTATCGTATCTGGTTGCTTGCCGACAAGTGGAAACAATCCGCCTACCAAGAAGCCTCAGAGCTTGCCAGCCTTGCGCATCTTAGGGCTTTAGGGGTGCGCATATGATTCAAGCATTTATTATATTTGTACTAATTGCATTACTACTAGCTTTTATTTACAATACAGTTAGTAAGTTCACTTTACGTGAATACAAGCTCGCTTTCAAGGTAGGGGCTTTTGCCACCGCCTCACTACTAATCCTATTTATTATTGCACAATTCTAAAATGAAAAATCTATTTAAACTCTTTGTTACTACACTTTCTCTCGCCCTAATCACAGGCTGTACTCGTATTGAGACTGGTGAAGTAGGCGTTCGTGTAGGCTTTGACAAACAAGTACAAAGTGGCGAACTATTACCAGGTTCCTTTAATCAGGTACTAATTGGTGATGTGCTTACGTTTCCAATTAAAGACGTTAATGTTAAGCTGGAAGATATGACTCCTGTTGCTAAAGATAATAGCACAATGAAGGATTTTGATGCTGTTATCATCTATAACATTAACCAAGCACAGGTTGCGGAATTGTATAGTACTAAAAGTCAAGCATTTCATGCTCGTCATAATGGCGACATTTATTTAATGTACAACTATATTGTGCAGACTGCTCGTAACGCTATCTATAAAGAAGCCCGCAAGTACGAGGCTTTAGATATGGCAGATAACCGTCAGTTAATGGAACAAGCTATTAAGGAGCAAATTCAAAAGTCCTTAGCAGATGAAAAGCTAGACGGTAGTTTGATTATTGGGCAGGTTCTAATTCGAAATATCGTACCTGCTGACTCAGTTGTTGCCAGCGCTAATGATTTGGTTCGCAGTAAGAATGAGCTAAAACAAAAAGAAGTAGAAGTTAAAACTGCTAAAATGGAAGCGGAACGTATGCAAGCTTTGAGTAGTCAAGGCGCACAGTCTATTGCATATATGCAAGCACAGGCTATGATGAATATTTCAGAAGGTATCAAGAACGGACAAGTACAGACAATTATTGTACCTGCTAATTTTAATGCCTTGATGTTAAACAAGTAATATGCAACACTTCTTAATCACAGAACCCATAGGCAATACTAGTCAACCTGTTTGGAAGATCTATTCAGAGGAAGCTATTATTGCTGAGTACTGGGAAACATGGCAACGACAGGGTGAGGCGTATAACAGGGCCCACGGGCTTTCTAAGTATACAGGCATTACAACAACTCGCTGTATTGAAGACTGGATAGTGATTAATTGGGCGGTTGAAGCAACGCCCAACGAGCTACTTAAAATTATACAGGCGCCAAACCCGCAAAATTCTAAATCTTAAATAGTTTACCGGAGACCTCATGGACTCAAACATACAATATAGTAAAGTCATTGAAGAGAACATGGAAAAAGGTTTCCAAGTACGATTAGTAATCAATGATTTCAGAGACACAGTTTACTTCCAACTAAGAAAATACTTTCTTAGCTATGAAGGTGACTGGGTGCCTAGCCGTGAAGGTGTATCTATTCCTGCTAGCACAGATAATATTTATGCTATCTTAGACGGATTATTTGAAATATGTTCTAAGGCAGAGGGAGAAGATATTATCAGACACTATGCTGAAAAATTGACTTGTTCTGCCGACCCTAAAGTGCTATAATTATTCTTTAAAGACAATACAGAGCTATGAATAAACTAGAACAGTATCTAAATATTGCTTCCCGAGCATACTATGCGGGCACACCCATTATCAGTGATGCACAGTTTGACCAGTTGGCAGACTCAATAGGATATAGTGCAGTTGGCGCGAAGCAACATGGAAATGTTGAAAAGCACTTTTATCAAATGTATAGCTTACAGAAATATTACGAAGATGAAGATCAAAAGCGTCCTTTGGAAGGTCACAGAGACATTGCTTGTACTGCTAAGCTGGACGGGGCAGCTATTAGCTTGCTTTATGTTGATGGTCATCTTGTTCGAGGTCTTACACGCGGTGACGGCGTAGAAGGTCAACTAATTACTGAAAAGCTACTAGCCACTAAGCTAGTACCACATGAGATTCCAGTTAAAGGTGTTTATCAAGTAACTGGCGAGATTGTAGCCCCTAAAACACAAGAAAATGCTCGCAACTATGCCGCAGGTGCTCTAAACCTAAAGTCTAGTGAAGAATTTAAAACTCGTGCCGTAAGTTTCTTTGCATATGGTATTCAGCCCAATCTTACTGCCACATTTAGTGGTGATTTAGTTGAATTACGTAACTTTGGTTTTGGCACAATCAATGAGCCTGAACTAGATAAAATCTATCCATGTGATGGGGTTGTGTTCAGAGTCAACAACAACAAAGCCTTCTTAGAGATGGGTTATACAGCAAAACACCCACGCGGTGCATATGCTAAAAAAGAACGAGCAGCCCACGTTGAAACAAAGCTACTTGATGTTGAATGGCAAGTAGGTAAGTCTGGTAAAGTTACTCCAGTAGCTATTCTTGAGCCTGTTTATATTGGTGATGCTCTAGTATCACGAGCCACACTAAACAACCCAGGATTTATTGAAATGCTGGATTTACAAATTGGCGACACGGTAGCTGTAATTCGTAGCGGAGAAATTATACCCTGTATTTTACACAAGGTTGATGCGTAAAATTTTGCGCTTAGGGCATTAGAAATTTAGACTTGCTTTAAGCTACTTAATCAAGTATAATATACTTATAAATTGATAAAGAAACCATGAGAATCCAAATACCAACTGAATGTCCTTGCTGTAACTATACTCTTGAACTGGTCAACGATCAGCTCTTTTGTAGAAACACAGCTTGTGGTGCTCAACTTAATAAGAAGCTCGAACATTTTTGTAAGACGCTTTCGATTAAAGGTATGGGTGCTCGTACAGTAGAAAAACTTGGTTTGGCAGATATTACAGAATTGTTTTATCTTGACACAGATCAAGTAGTAGATGCCGTGGGCAGTGCCAAAGTAGCTGAAAAGCTATTAACAGAGATTGAAAAGGCTAAGTCAGCAGATTTAGCAACAATTCTAGCTTCATTCTCTATTCCTCTAGTAGGTAATACTGCCTCGACTAAAATTTGTCTTGTTGTTAATTCAATAGACGAAATTAATCAGGAAACCTGTAAACAAGCAGGTTTAGGTGATAAGGTAACCCAAAACCTATTATCTTGGCTAGAAACTGATTTTTTAGAAATGCGTGAGTTTTTGCCTTTCACATTTCGTTCCAATAAAACTTCCGTTGTGAGTGGAGACTGCAAAACCATTTGCATTACAGGAAAATTATCATCTTATAAAACTAAAGCAGAAGCATATAAAGCTCTGGAAACTGCAGGATACAAGGCAGTAGAGTCTGTAACAAAAACCACAGATTATTTAGTTGACGAAGAAGATAAGGGTAGTACAAAACGCAAAAAAGCCGAGTCTCTCGGAATAACCATAATCACAAACTTAAATACTTTCTTGAAAGAAAATAAAAATGACTGAAAAAGCCACTAAAAAATGGTCTGACGAAACTGTTGACCAACTAATGAACATTGTTGGTAACTCAAACCCTGTTAGCGTTGAAGCCGTTGAACGTGCTGCTGAAACTCTCGGTTTCACAACTCGTAGCGTTGCCTCTAAATTGCGTCAATTAGACCGTGAAGTCGCTAGTCTTGCAAAAGAAAAAACATCTGCATTTACTGCTGACGAAGGCGCTGATCTTGCCGATTTCGTTAATGCAAACGCAGGTAACCTAACATACAAACAAATCGCTGAAAACTTTGCTGGCGGCAAGTTTACTGCTAAGCAAATCCAAGGTAAATTGCTTGCCTTAGAGTTGACTGGTTCTGTAAAGCCTGCTGAGAAAGTTGAGATTGCTCGTACTTACTCTGAAGCCGAAGAAGCCAAGTTTATCAAAATGGCTGAAACTGGTAGCTTCATCGAAGACATTGCCACTGCTTTGAACAAGACAGTTGCTAGCGTTCGTGGTAAGGCTTTGAGCTTGACTCGCAAAGGTCAAATTAGCAAAATCCCAGCACAACGTGAATCTCATGCTAAAGAGTCCGTTGATCCAGTTACAGCTTTGGGCGACAAAATCGGCTCTATGACTGTTGCTGAAATCGCCGCCGCTGTTGACAAAACAGAACGTGGTCTACGTACTTTGCTTACTCGCCGTGGTATCAAAGTTGCAGACTATGATGGTGCAGCTAAGAAAGCCAAAGCAGAAGCCAAAGCAGCTGCTTAATTAGCAATTATTGCCAATCAGCTCGGGAGTCTCATAAAGCTCCCGAGCTTTTTTACTTTAGGAGGTCGGAAATATGAAAGTAACAATTACGTATCACGACAACGACTCCTTTACAATGGAAGAAGTCGTAAAACAAGCTATCCATAATTACGGCAAAGCGGCTAACGTAGAAGTAATGCCAGAATCTAGTATGGCCTATGACCAAATTTATTTTGGCTTACAGCAACTTATTACCCACGAGCAACTAAGTCTGCTTTATGATAAAGATGCTACGTATCAGCAAGACATTAAAAAGTTGCGAGAGCAAATCTTATATAAAGTCACAGAAATTATTGACCAAGTAATTATAGACAATGAATCGAAAGTAGGGTAATCTTGGATACTAGTGCAGTAGTCTTAAATAAATTGCTATCAGAGCGAAACCTAGATATCTGGGCGAAGCTTAAGTTAGTATTCTTAGACCCTGCGTACTCTTCCTTGTATAGCGTCGTTAATAAGTACTACGAGAAGTACAGCGCTATACCGTCGTTTGACGATCTTGAGCTAACCTTAAGGGAGGGTCCGGCGTCTAAAACACTGGCAACTCTCCGGTTAACCGAGGTGCCTGACGTTTCTGCAGAAGTAGCACTGGACGCATTAATTGACCAGTATACTCAGAATGAAACGGTAAAATTATTAGATAAGTTCGTAGACAAATTACCACTCTACGACACAAATGAAATAAAAGAAAACTTAGCGACAATTGCGCTAACAATCGAAGAAAAAACACATACATCAGAAAAAGTGTTTACAATGGCTGACATGATGATGTTCAGTCATCCTGAAGATTTGGAGAAAGAACGTGTTTATCTCGGCCTTAACAATAGTTTTGATAGTGTGCTTGGCGGCGTTGCTCGCCAAGAGCTTATACTTATTGGGGGAAAGCGTGGGTCCGGCAAGTCCATTGCTAGTAGTAATCTGTTTGTTAATCAGTATGAATCTGGTAACAGTAGTATTTATTTCTCTATTGAGATGACCGCTAAAGAAACAATGGAACGTAATCTGTCCATTTTAGCAAACGTTAACTTACAAAACTTAAAACAACATAAACTAACAGATGAAGAACTACTAAGAGTAGTAAAAGCTCGTGCTGAAATGTTTGAAAACAGTTCGGACTTAGTAAGCGAATTTATGCGACATAGAGATCGTTATAAATTTGAAGAAATGCTAGTACGTAGCTGCAGCCTAAAATCAGATAATCAAATGATTATTGTTGATGACCGCGACTTGACCCTAAGTAGTATTGACTTACATATTGGTAAAGCTAAAGCTAAGTTTGGTGATAAACTAAAACTTGTGGTAGTTGACTACCTTAACCAAATTGTACTAGAAGGAAACGATCAGTATGACTGGAAGCCACAGATTGAGGTATCCAAGAAACTTAAAAATCTGGCGCGCAAATACGAAATCGTTATGGTATCACCGTACCAGATTGACAAGGACGGCGAGGCTCGATTTGCCAAAGGTATCTTGGATGCAGCGGATATTGCCCTTACGATGGAAGCACATGATAAGGAAACGAATGCAATTTCTTTTGAAACTACGAAAATTCGTGGCGGAAAAGAGATGGCGTTTACAAGCCCCATTGACTGGGATTCCTTACGCATTAGCCCACAGTCGATTGACAAGCCTAGTACTCCTGAAAAGATTAAGAAGGTGGGAGGCAAGAAATCCTCTGTACCCGATAACAATGCCGTAGTAGACGACAAAGACGCAGACTTACCTTGGAATTAAAATGCTAAAAGCAGGTAATTTAACACTAAAAGAGATTCTGTTAACCATGAAAGACCCAGAGCTAGCATACGCAAGTATGGAATTCTGGAAGGTTTTTGAGGCGGAGTTTGATGCAGTCAATGAAATAACTGACGAAACCTGGAATATGCTTTTGGCGTTTCAAATCGGTTGGTTACGGTGTAAACAATTTTACAAACAAGAATAATATGAGCGACCCAGTATTAGACATTATAAATAAAAATAGCTTGGCATTTACAGTGTCGGGTCGAGATTATTTGATTAAATGCCTTAACCCAGAGCACGAGGATTCTAACCCTAGTTTTCGAGTTGACAAAGTAACTGGTGTCGCACATTGTTTTAGTTGCGGGTTTAAAACAAATATCTTCAAATACTTTGGAGTATTTACAAATCCAGTGCCTATGAAAATTATGGCACTTAAAGAAAAACTACAAGAACTAAAAAACTTTGGTCTAGACTTAGAGCTTCCTTCAGGATACACGCCTTATACCAAACAGTTCAGAGGGATTAGCCCTAGAACACTTAAATACTTTGGTGCTTTTTATACTAATCAAGTAGAAAAGCTACAAGACAGGATTATTTTTCCAATTAAAGATATTACTGGAAAAACGGTAGTGTATGTTGGTAGGCACACACTTTCCAATGGAAATCCTCGGTATATTAACTACCCAAGTGGAGTACAGATTCCTGTATTTCCAAGCCATTTACCTTCAGGATACACCTCAGTAGTCCTAGTAGAAGGTATTTTTGATATGCTAAATCTTTACGACAAAGGTTTAGAAAATGTGGTATGTTGTTTTGGTACTAATACCTTACAAAATAATACAAAATCAAAACTGCTACCTTTCAAAGCACAGGGTGTTACTCACGTATACATGATGTTTGATGGTGATGAAGCAGGACAAAAAGCAGCTAAACTACTAAAACCTCTTATTGAGGATTGTGGGTTTATTGTTGAAATAATTGATTTGCCAGACGGTACAGACCCTGGCGAACTATCACAAGAAGACGTAGATGCTACAGCAGAGTATGTCACAAAATAATCTTGAATCACTAGCCTAAATACGCTATAATAAAGTATTAGAAAGTTTTTATGAAAAAAATAGCCTTAATTGATAAAGCCCCAAACCGTACACGATACTCAGACTACTTTCAGTTTGAGTTCGACCACTATCACATGAGTTCAGTTCCTATTACCAAACTCTTGAAGAAAGACGTTGACCTAGAGGTTGACTTAACTGAGTATGACTTAGTAATCTTAGTGGGAGCAGAAGCTGCAAAAGAGTACGGTAAGATTACCAGTGTTACTAATATGGCTGGACAGCTTGTTGATGACAAGTTTATTGCCATTAGTAATCCTGCTATGCTTAGTTTTAAACCAGAAGGTAAGCCTGATTTTCAGCGTGCTTGTGATAAAATTCACAAATATATTGCAGGAGAACTAAAGCCTACTAGCACTGGTGATTACAAAGGTATCAGCGATACCGCAGAAGCTAAGGCATACTTGCTAGAGATTATTGCAAATGCGCAAGGCTACGTGGCGTGGGACACGGAAACAACTGCACTGTATCCTCGTGATGGGTATGTACTAGGAGTATCTCTTACATATAAAACACATCAAGGCCGTTATATTATGACGGACTGCTTAGACGAAGAATGTATTGACTTATTGCGTAAAATTGCTGCAGAGTTCTATACAGTATTCCACAATATGAAGTTTGACTTTAAGATGATTAAGTATCATCTTGATATCGACTTTGATCGTAGTCGTGTACACGACACAATGGTTATGCACTATGTGCTAGACGAGACAGACAGTCACGGTCTAAAACCTTTAGCGTTGAAATATACAGACTATGGTGACTATGATTCAGAACTAGACGATTTTAAAAAGGAATACTGTGCTGCTAACGGTATTCTGCAGGATGATTTTACCTATGACCTTATTCCGTTCGACACTATTAGTCGCTATGCTTCGATTGATACAGCCGTCACATTTGATCTGTTCCACAAATTCTGGCCAATCGTTCAGAAGAATGACAAGCTACGTAAAGTATACGAACAAATCTTAATTCCAGGCACATTGTTCCTAATGGACATGGAAGAAGTAGGTATCCCTATTAGCCGTGAACGAATGTTTGCTGCTAACAAGTATTTGGATGAACAAATCGCTGAAGCTAAAGAAGCATTATATAGCTTTGAAGCAGTAAAACAATTTGAGAAAGATAGTGGTAAGATATTTAACCCTAACTCAGTTATGCAGCTTCGTGTTGTGCTTTTTGATTATCTCAAACTCACTCCAACTGGTAAGAAGACTGCTACCGGAGCCATCTCAACTGACGCAGAAGTGCTCGAACAGTTGTCCGAAGAGCATCCATTGCCTGCAGCGATTTTAAAAGTACGTCAACTTGGTAAGATTCAGAATACATATATTGCTAAGATTTTACCAGAGTTAGATAAAGATGGACGAATTCGCACAAACTTTAACCTTATTTTTACCACATCTGGGCGTCTATCTAGCTCAGGTAAATTTAACGCGCAGCAGATTCCACGTGACAACCCTATTATCAAAGGATGTTTGGTTGCTCCACCTGGATATAAGATAGTCTCCCAAGACTTGACAACAGCTGAAATGTATTACGCTGCTGTGCTTAGTGGCGATAAAAATCTTCAACAAGTTTTTAGCAGTGGCGGCGACTTTCACTCAACAATCGCTAAAATGGTATTTGCATTGCCTGGCCCTGTTGAAGAAGTTAAGAAGAAGTTTGGCAGTATGCGACAATCTGCTAAAGCTATTAGTTTCGGTATTTTGTACGGTTCAGGAGCAAATAAAGTATCTCAAACGGTATCAAAAGCTACAGGAGATGAATACCCAGTAGAACAAGCCCGAGACGATATTAAAGCCTACTTTACTAAGTTCAATAAACTTAAAAAGTGGTTAGATGATCGCAAAACTTTTATTCAAGCAAATGGATACACATACTCATTTTTCGGCCGCAAACGTAGACTACCGAACGTGTTTAGCTCTGACAAAGGGATTGCCGCCCACGAAGTACGAAGTGGTATTAACGCTGAAGTCCAATCACTGGCGAGTGATGTTAACCTCCTCGGAGCTATGCGAACTGCGGACGAAATTAAAAGCCGTGGACTGGATGCCAAAATCTTTATGCTCGTCCACGACTCAATCGTGGCGCTAGTTAAAGAAGAACAAGTAGAAGAATACTGCGAAATTCTAAGACGTAATACTCAGCACGAATGGGGTTGTGAAATCCCTAACACACCAATTGGTGTAGATCAGGATATTGGCGATGACTACAGCTTCGGGCATTTCGACGAAGTTTACGGCATTACAGGCGATAACATGGCCCGTCTTTAAATTAAGTGAAAAGGAACCAAACCGCGAAAACGGTTTGGTATTCTTTTATACTGAGTATTTAGATGAAAGTAATGATACTAGCTTAAACTTAAAGATTGTAGACGACCTTAGTGTGTCTGGAAAGACGTTGGGCTTACGTAGACTTAAACTGCAGCAAGACCCTAAAGTAGTGCTACATAAAATATCTACCGCAATATACTTTTTAGCAGACTTAATAAAGCTTGCAAAAGCTACTACATGGTTTATTGATAGTAGCGGTAAAGTATTCCAGTGGAAAAAGTACGCACGCGCCAAACTGATAACAAAAAAGATTAAACAAGTTTTACCTGCGGATGGTATAGGGTGTGTATTAGAAGTAGAAGGTCTATCTCAAAGATTTAAAAGTCTACAGAAGCCACATGACTTTCATCAGTACGCAGTATTTCTAGTAATAAACCGAATGTATATATTATACGGATTAAGTGAAGATGCTAGAAAAGATAGTTGGAGATTAGTATAGTGCCTAAAGCAGTAATATCAAACAGAATTTATATGGATAATCCTGGTGTAGAACATACCAAACATATTATCAAAGAACTAACGTATAAAATCAAAAAAGATACTGGAAGCAAGAAGTTTGCTACTGTTGAAACAATCAAGAATTATAAAGTTTTGCCAAAAGGTATCTTATCAATACCACAAGGTAGAATGGATTTAGTTCCTGATGAATACGAGATTATAGATAAACGTATAGTAGAAGCTATACCTTTTCCCGACCCTAAATTTGAGCTAAGGCCAGAACAACAGGTAGTATATGACCCAATCGACGATACTTGTTTCATCAACGCCTTGGTGGGATGGGGCAAGACATTTACCGCACTCCATCTGGCACACAAATTTGGTCAAAAAACTTTGGTCATTACACACACTGCCGCGCTACGTGACCAGTGGTGTGAAGAAATCGAAGTCTTATTCGGGACTCAGTGTGGCGTTATTGGTGGTGGACGAGTGGACTACGCCGACCACTTTATCACTGTTGCCAACATCCAAACCTTGGTCAAACACACATCCGAGCTTGCTAAAGAGTTTGGCACTATTATCTTGGACGAAGCCCACCACTGTCCTGCCACTACATTTGCATCAACTATCGACTGTTTCCATGCCAGATACCGTATTGCCCTCAGTGGCACAATGATACGTAAAGACGGTAAGCATATACTATTCAAAGACTACTTTGGTCCAATAGTATATAAACCACCACAGTCTAATACACTCACTCCCACAGTTCATATTGTTAAGAGTGGGATTACTTTAAAACCTGGAGTGCCTTGGGTTGAGAAAGTAACAGAGTTACTAGAGTCGGAAAGTTATAGGTTATTTATAGCGGATATTGCTACTATGCATATTCAGCAAGGTCACTCGGTTTTGATTATTGCTGACCGAGTAGAGTTTCTACATAAAGTTAAGGAATACATTGGTGAAGATTGCGCGGTTGTTACAGGCGACACAGAATTTGAAGAGCGACAGCTTATCAAACAACAAGTCCTCTCAGGAGACAAAAAAGCCATTGCAGGGTCAAGGCAAATCTTCTCAGAAGGCATATCTATTAACTCACTATCCTGCGTTATCTTAGCTGCTCCAATGTCTAATGATAGTTTGTTAGAACAAATTGTGGGCAGGATTCAAAGAATTTTTGAAGGAAAATTAAATCCCTTAGTAGTGGATATTAATTTTGCTGGATACGCTGATAAAAAACAAAATAACGATAGGCTGGGCCTTTATATGCGTAAAGGCTGGCAAATAACTACCGTATAAAAAAATTAACTTGCAAACGGCTTGTTAATCTGATATAATATATATTAAGTTGTCGGATATGATACTTTTCTTTAACCTTTCGGTACTAGAAGCAGAAACCCTAGGAAATCCTAGACAAATGGTTGAAAAGCTTCGTTTGTTTTATACCAAAAAACAAATGCCCAAAAACAGTTATTCAAAAGTAAAACCTATCCGTAATTTAGTTGGAAATAGTTACTTAATTAACCCTGACGGATTTTTTAACGATAACATAACTGATATAATTTATAAGTCACAATATATACAGTTAGCGGGTAGACGAGATTATAGCGCATATAAGCTATATAACGTAACGTACTTAGACCTATCATACTTCAAAGATATTGCTCTAGACAACATAAAAACAAACCCACTAATCACTATAACACAAAACAAAATATACTTCAAGTACGAGGAAATTAAAAATGGCAATTAGCTTCAAGAACACAAAAGGCAAAGCACAATCAAACAAAGTCGAATCTTATGAATATAAAGACGGCGAAAACACAGTACGTTTAGTTGGTGGAGTTCTCCCACGCTACATCTACTGGTTAAAAGGCTCTAATAACAAAGACATTCCAGTGGAGTGCTTGGCTTTTAGCCGCGACAAAGAAAAGTTTGATAATCTACAAAAAGATCATGTGCCTGACTTTTTCCCAGATCTAAAATGCAGCTGGTCTTACACAGTTAACTGTATTGACCCTAAAGATGGTAAGGTTAAAGCCCTTAACTTAAAGAAAAAACTATTTGAACAGATTTTGACAGCAGCGGAAGACTTGGGTGATCCTACAGATTTCGATAGCGGTTGGGATGTTGTTTTCAAACGAGTTAAGACAGGCCCCCTAGCCTATAACGTCGAATATCAGTTGCAAGTGTTGCGTTGTAAAACTCGTGCCTTGTCAGATGCAGAACGTGAATTAGTTGCTGCTGCTAAATCTATTGACGAAAAGTACAATCGCCCAACTGAAGACGAAGTACTAGCATTGCTTACAAAAATCACTACAAACAGTGACGACGAAGCCGATGACGCTAGCTCAGCTGCTGAGCAAGAAGCAGTTAAAGACTTAGGTTAAAACTCATAGCCCGCAAGACTAAACGCTTTGCGGGCTATTTTGTCTATAAAATATGAAAATACTATTTACAGCAGACGTACATATAAAACTAGGTCAGAAAAACGTACCTATTGACTGGGCAAAAAATCGTTTTCATCTATTTATTGAGCAATTTCAACAAATGCAAGAGCAAGCCGATTTAGTAATAATCGGCGGTGATGTGTTTGATAGATTGCCTACCATGGATGAGGTTGAGTTATATTTTGATTTTGTAGCAAGTTTTAATAAACCTACAATCATATATCCAGGCAACCATGAAATGCTTAAGAAAGATACAACTTTCTTAACAAACCTTAAAAAGTCTACTAACAGACTTAATCCACTAGTAGAGGTTATTGACGAATTCTGGTGTATTAAATCAGCAGATATTGACATTATACCATATAACAAGCTAAAAGAGTTTGAAAAAGATCCACGAGAGTTTCATGGACGTATCTTATGCACACACGTTCGTGGTGAAATTCCTCCGCATGTTAAGCCTGAGGTTGACTTAGAGTTATTCAAACGCTGGGACGTTGTTCTAGCAGGGGATTTGCACAGCTATGAGAATTCGCAACTTAATATTCTGTATCCTGGTAGTCCTTATACTACTAGCTTTCACAGAGGTCCCGTGGACACTGGAGCTATATTGCTTGACTCAGATAGCTTGGATCACGTTTGGCTCAAATTCAACTTACCTCAGCTTATCCGCAAAACCGTTGGAGTTGCAGACCCTAAACCAGCAACGGATTTTGACCATACCATTTACCAAGTTGAAGGTGATATGCACGAACTTGGAGAACTCGAAGACTCAGACCTGATTGACCGTAAGGTTATCAAGCGTGATACAGATTCCGCATTAATGTTAGACCCTGAAATGAATCTAACAGAAGAAGTCAAAGAGTATTTAACATATATCTTAGAGCTCCCAGATCAAACTGTTGAAGCCGTTTTAAAGGAAATGCAAAATTATGCAGAAAAAATTGAGTCATCTTAACGCAGAAGTATGGTCACAGTCAAACTGCCCAGCTTGCACAGAAGCAAAGCGCTTACTGGAGCAGCGTGCTATTAAGTTTACTGAGTGCATGATTGGTATTAACGGATACTCTAAGAAAGATTTAATTTCTAAAGTACCTGATGCACGTAGTGTTCCTCAAATTTTCTTAAACGGAAAATTACTAGGCGGTTTACACGAATTAAAAAGAGAATTACTAAAGTATGATAACGATCAAAAGGCTGAGCTGGAGTAATGCTTTTAGTTATGGTAAAGATAATACAATAAACTTTGTTGCAGCACCTTTAACACAACTTGTAGGCAAAAACGGGCATGGAAAAAGTTCCATTGCTCTTATTCTTGAAGAAGTTTTATTTAACAAAAACTCCAAATCAATTAAAAAAGCAGACATTCTAAATCGATACGTAAAAGATAAAAGCTATAATATTGAGCTAGACTTTGAACGTGACGGCGTAGATTACCAAATTAAAACTAGTCGTGGAACTAGCCAAACAGTTAAGCTGTTTAAAGATACTGTGGATATTAGTGCACACACTGCCACAGCTACTTACAAAATGATTGAAGATATTCTAGGTTTTGATCACAAAACTTTTAGTCAAATTGTCTATCAGTCTAACGCTAGTAGCTTAGAGTTCTTAACTGCAGCTGATACAGCCCGTAAAAAGTTTCTTATTGAAATCTTAAATTTAGGCAAGTACACTAGAGCACAAGAGATTTTCAAAGAAGTATCCCAAGACTTATCAAAGGATATATCTAGTGTACAGTCGCAAGTAAATACAGTAAACAGCTGGCTTGACAAGTATTCTAAAATGGATTTATCCCACAAAGAATATTGCGAAGTTCCAGTAGTTGAAGACAGTTTAGTTACACAAGCTAGTGAACTAGAGGCTCAAATACGTGGGCTAGAGTATACTAATAAGAAAATTACTCAAAATAACACTTATAAGCAAATACAGTCCGGAATTAAGTTATTTCCAATCCCGGAAGCTCCAGTCGATAATGTAACAGCTTTAAGTCCTGAAGTACGACAACTAAATACTAGCTCTATTGAGCTTAATAAGTCTGTTAAAGATTCAGAGGCTTTTGTTAAAAAGATCGGTGCTTTGCACGGAACGTGCCCTACTTGCTTACAAGCTATTGATGAAGAAAAGATTGCTACACTAATTGAAGAACAGAAAATTATTCAATCAGAAGCGTCAGAAAAGATTAGTGTAGTTAGAAAACGTCTCAAAGAGATCGAGCTAATTAAACAAGAGTTTAGTTCAAAGTCTACTACTTGGGAAGCTGCAAACAAAGCACGCGACGAGTGGGAAAAGTATCATCAGCTAATAAATACAGAGCTGCAAGAAGACTTGTTAGATAAAAATGAACTAGAGTCTAAATTTACTGCACTACAAACAGGAATAGCTAATCTTAAGTCGGCTATTGCACAAGCAGAAAAACAAAATGCAACCGTAAGTGCTCATAACGCCAAAGTAGATACTATAACTACTCAGTTGGCAGAGATGAATATAGAACTTGAGACATATAGTGGAAAACTTCACGAATTGTCAGAAAAGATGTCTATTGTTAACGTACTTACTAAAACATTCTCTACTACAGGTCTTGTGGCCTATAAGATAGAGTGCTTAGTAAAAGACTTAGAAGAAATTACAAATAAGTACTTAATTGACTTATCTGACGGAAGATTTCAAATTGGATTTAAAGTTAGTGCAAGTGATAAGCTAAACGTAGTTATTACAGACAACGGCAAAGACATTGAAATTTTGGCACTTTCTGGCGGTGAAAAGGCCCGTGTAAACGTAGCTACACTTTTAGCAATCAGAAAACTGATGCAAACACTAAGCTCTAGTAGAATTAATTTACTTATTCTTGATGAAACCGTTGAAACACTTGATGTAGACGGTAAAGAAAGATTAGTAGAAGTCCTGCTTAGAGAAGAACATTTAAATACCTTTCTAGTCTCTCATGGGTTTACGCATCCTCTACTAGAAAAGGTCAATGTAGTAAAGCGTAATAACCTATCAAAGATAGAGGTATAAAATGATTAAAATCGAAAGATTAAAAGACGGTGCTAAAGTATACGTTACTAGAAATGGCCAAAGAGTACAAGTATTCTTAAACCAGTTAATAACTCACGAAGACTTTGCAAGTGTTGAGGTTGAGGGCGGTACTTTAGTTTACAGCGTAGATGAAACCGAAGTTTTAGAAATTGCTGGCGGCGCTGGCAAACAGATTGAACTAAACCTTAGCGAAACTGTGCAAGACGCAGTAGCTACTACAGAAACAGTAGAAACAGCATCAGCAGAAACACCAGTGGAAACACCAGTGGAAGCGCCAACACAAGTTACAGAAACCACAACAACAGTTGCTCCTGTTATTGTTAAACCAACTCCAAGAGCTAAAAAGTAATGGTTGACAGTAGAGCTAAAGGTGCTCGAACCGAAACTGTAGTACGTGACGTATTAAAGAAGTTTACTGGTTTAGGTTGGGAAAGGGTTCCTGGTTCAGGAGCCCTTGACCCCAAGCATTTGCTAAAGGGTGA